TACTATTTTATTATAAGGAGCACCACTAGCAAGAGTTAAAAACATATCAAGTGATTTTGGATGTACTGGTAGTCTAAATTTTTCTGGAACTTTATTAGTAACATCTATTAAGTCAAGAAAAGATGCAGTTACTCCATCATTATACCCAAGGATACATACATATAAATTAGGGCTTGTTTTGCTTACATTAAAATAAGTGTATAAAGAATCCCCTTGTTGATCAAACATGCTAATGTGTTGTCCATGCTTATATTCATTATTCGTAGGATTAGGCATCCTAGTTAATGGTAGTGTAGTTTCAGTTGCTCCAGATCCACTTTGAAAATTTGTACCTAAAGTATATCTATCTAAATATCCAAACATAGACCAGCCTGATGTGCTTATCTCATGATCTGTGTTAGCTGGAGTTGCTATAAATGAATTAGATACTGCTGTATCCTCTTCAGCATCAAAAGTTTGTCCTTGAGCATTAGGGCTATATCTAACTGGCCATACTCTAAGCTGAAACCTATTAGTTTCTAATCTACCCATTGCTACATAGGTGCTCCAAGACCAAATAGGATTGTTAGCTTGACCAGTATAATGTCTGCAATACTCCATAACATTAAACTCATAAAAACCAGTTTGAGAAACACCATCTATATTTTTAGTAAAAGCATTCATCATTACACCAGTAGTAACCCATTGATCCAAAAGACCATCTTGGTATCCTGAATCTATATATAATTCCCCTCTAAGATGTGCTATGTCATTATCACTACAATAAGCAGTTAATAAAATAGGTCTATATGCTGATAAAAATACTCTATTTATATCGTGCATTATCATTAATGGTGATGAAGCTGATGCCATGTTTTATATTGTTTTATGTAGAGCTTTATGAACATCAATGGTAATAGCCATCATGATTTGTGATCTCATATATTCTACTAATTCATTATCTAATTCTCTTACGATTTCTTGCACCCAACCTAAATTCATTGGAGCTTTCATTTCTTTTTTCTGTTTTGCTGCAATACGAAAGGCAGCTTTTAATCCTTTTTTATAATCTCCTCCATAAAACTTTTTAGCAGCCCATGAAGCTAATCCTTTTATGTAAGCACTTCCTGGTTTGCTTCCTTCTCCTGATCCTTTTGAATAAGGAACATCACTTATTCCTCTATCTAAAAATAATCCATACTTATGTTCTGTAGTTACAACTACAGTCATTCTATTACCACCAGAATTTACTACTTCTGACTTTAAACTTGAAGATAAATCTCCAGAAGTTGTCATTCTTTTTCTGTTAGGACTATCTCCTTTGGTTCTGATAATGTTTAATTGCTTTCTTAGTTTTTTCTCTGCAATTTTACCAGCTCCTTTTACTAAGGTTTCTATATTACTTAGTCTACTCATCTTCTAGCTCTACTATTGGATTTAGAGTTTCGCCTGCTGGATAAACTGGAGGAAAAGTAGTTACATCATCATCTACACAAGGCTGCTCACCTTCTCCGTAACAACATGTTCCATCATCAACCCCAGCATTAGGATCATAATTTATTGCTAGGGGATCAGTACATCCACAAGCACCAAAAAATTCAGCACAAGGACTATCACATCCTTCTCCACTACTACCACCACCACAAGGATCTACAGTTACAGCAATATTTGCTATAGCATCAAATTTTACCTTTAAAGTTATTAGATTATCATTGTAAGTTCCTTTATCTCTTATTATTTGAATTTTATGTTTAGGGATATGAGCTTTACATCCACCTCCACCACTAATACCAAGGGCAAGACAAGATAACATGTTCCATAACTTCAATTCAAGAGCAGCCATTGAAGTAACAGCAAAATCATCAAATTTTGTGATACCAAGTTTACTTGCTCTTCTTCCTGGTCTAGCTAATATTAAATCAAAAGTATAAACTTCTTTAACTCCTTCAGCAACATAAGATGTAGGGTAGTCAATATTTAATAAATCATAACAGATGTTATGGTCAAAGTTTATGTGGTCTGGTTTTCCAAATTTAATAGTACAAAAGCCAGCAGCTAATGCACATTTCTTGAAATCTTCCATTAAAGATGTTAAATCGTATGTAGTATTGTATGTGCTCATTTTTTATTTATTATGTAAGTCATTTAAAGTTTTATCAAACTGATTACAAGCAGATTTCCAAGACAAATATGTCAATATATCAAACAAATTAGCTAACTGAACACTTACAAGAGGAGTTTCACTTGGTAAAGTAAATATTCCATCTTCTGCAATGTTATACAAAGAATTTAACCAACCATAACCATCTATTGTTGATTTTGCTGCAATTCTTGCTTTAGCATCTCCTCCTTCTCCTGATAAGTTAGGGAACTGATCACTAATCTTTGTTCTAACTTGTTCAAAAAAAAACTGACATCCCAAATGGTTGCCATATCTAATTGTTTAAACATCTCTGCTCGTTTGTCTATTATCGCATCATCTAGCTTTTCACTTTCCCCTTCTTTTTTACAAAGTATAGCAATTTGTCTTGGCAATATATCTAAATTACCCTTATCTAACATATTACTATGTAACTCCAACTGTTCTGCTTCTATATATCTACCAAAAGATGATTTTTGCATAAATTCTTCTGGTAAGTAAAATTTTTGTTCATTCAATACAAATGAATCTATATGTATAGGAATATATGACTCGTTTAAAAATGTTAAATGGCTCATTAATTTACCAGCAGCATCTATGTCTAACATGCTTACTTGTTCTTCTGTAAGCTTAGACCAATAACAAAGTATCTGAGTATTGTCTTTTAAATCTAAAAGAGCATTTTCCCATTCTTTTGATTCATCACCTTTGTTTTCAGATTCTCTATTTACAAATGTATGTATTAGCTTAGTAAATCCAGTAAATTGCACAAAAGTAACTTCCATCCAATTATCTGGAAGCTCTATTGTGTGATCATTGTAATTAAATTCTGTCATTAGTTTAGATTTATTTTTCCATCTGCATAAGTTAAAGGATCTATAACTAAAGCTAGGTCAAGCTCTAGTATAAAATTTTCAATCAAAGATATAACTTTTTTCTTATAAATCATTATATTACCTTCGTTTTCAAGAGCTGCAAAATAACCATTAGTAGCCCAGTAAACATTATTTGCTAATGAATGATACCAATTTTTAATTTCAACATCTCCTTCAACACAAGCAGCTCCTAGTTTATTGTGATAAACAACACATTGCTCAATAACTTCTTCAAAACTAAAAACATCTTCATCATAATAAGTGGCATCATCAACAATATCTTGTAAATCCTTTAAAAAATTACAAACCAACTTAGAGTGTAACTTGTTTAGGCAATAAATCTCAACATATTTATCCATTATACAATATAACGAAAATCATCTGGAACTTTATGGAACAAAAAATCACTTTCTACCTCCAGCCAAGTATTCTGTTACCTCCTTTAAATAAATATCTCATTCTCATCATAAGAGCATCTGCAAAGTCTGGAGAGTGTCCTAAAACAGCTTTCATTTCTTTTTTTGATAAAATTGCCAGTTTACTATCATTATCCATGTTTTTTCTTCTAATAACCTCTAATTCTTCTATTATTTTGTTTCTAAGGTCAGTATCATTGCATCTTAACCATATATTTCCTACATTTATCTGTTCTGCAAGCTTATAATAGCATTGAGTTTTTAAATTCTGATAACTTTCTTTATTTAAAGCTTTGGCATTATTTACGAAAGGTTGCACTCCTTTCATGTAATGAGAGAGGTATTGACCTACTCCATCACTATCTATTATGATGTTTTTTTGTGGTATTTTGTGCTGTTCTGCTAGGTTTCTTATCAGTTTCTCTACATTATCGGCAGATGTCTTGTCTTTTGTTACTATTTCTTTTACCACCATGCCATACCATACACAAATAACTAATTTATCACTTCCAAGTAGAGCAATATCACAAGAAAGATACCTTTCTCCTTCATCTTCAGACACAGAAGAGTTTGTAAACATGTTTAATACAGATTCATAGTCAAATAACCTATCTTCTCCTGAATCATACTCCCAGTTACCATGAAGTAGTCTTTCTCTTGATACTGGATCAAGTTTTTTTAGTTGTTCTTCATAAAACTCCGATATATGGGGGTTGTCTGCTAGTTTGGCCTTTACAAACTTCTTGTGAGTGGCTAAAGTGCCATCTCTATCTTGTTTATAGAAGTCATATACCCAGTTTTTTGCTGGATTGCACGACATAAGCACTTTTGGTCGTAATTTATACTCTGAAAGCATAAAACGAATCCTGGAAGCCACAACATTCTTTGCTTTCTCTGTACATTGGTTCACCTCATCTATAAAAGCACCTGAAATCTCTAGTGAACCAAGTGAGTCAAAATTAGGATCAGCAGGATATTGATAAAGGTCTTTTAAAAGTATAGTGCTGCCATTTGTAAACTCAATAACATTACTTTGGGCATTAAACTTGTAAACTTCCCCTTTTCTAACCCCCCAGTCGCTACAAACCATGAAAAATGAGTTTAAAGTAGTTTCTTTTAGTGTTTTTAACACAGCTCTGCCCATTAACCAGCGAGTTCCAGGGTATCTTAGACAAGAATACAGCAACCAAGCTGCTCCAAAATACGATTTTCCTCCTCCAGCACTTCCTCCGAATAAAACTTCACTTGTTTCTTTATCGTGAAGATAATTCCAAGCTTTATCTTGTTTAGGTGTAGGTTTAAAATCTATTTCCAAATTTTACGAAATAATCTATGTATTGGCTGTATTAACATTTTAACCAGTATGAAGTAAGTCATTCCAACTGGGAAAACAGCACAAAATGCTATAATGCCAAAAGTATATTCTAAAATTCCAGCATTCTCCATGGCCTTATCTATTCCTTTATTTAATTCTTTCATTTTTATAATATATTTATTTGTGATTGTAAAATACTAGGAACATCCCCAGGTAGATTATCTGGAAGCCAAGTTGTTTTTATGTAGTTTTCTAATGCTGACTTTCTTCCTTTACCACCATTAACTACATTCTTTAAATCTGGAAAATGTTTAGTAGTGCTAACCATTACCTTAAATTGTGCCAATGTTATAGTTCCAGATGGATTAGATGGAGTTGAAGGATCATGCTCAATAAATGCAGAATGAGCAACTATAGTATCATAAAAACTAGCTGATTCTTCTGGCATAACTACATAAGAAGATAGATTTTTTATTTCTCCAATAGTTAAACCTGGATGAAGTATCTCCTCTTTTGTTCCAAAGAAAATCACAGATATTGCATAAACAGCTCCTTCTATAAATTCTGTTTTAACTCCTCCTACAGATTTAATAACAGATTCTTTTTTGCTTTCTGACTTAATGTATTTCTTGTCAGAGGATGTATGCTTCTTTAGTGATTTAACTTTCTCCTGAGATATTGTTCCTCTATTTTGTGTTTGCCTAATAGAAGGTGATTTACCTGCACTTTGTACTTTTATTGCTTTTATTATGTATGTCATTTTTATTCTTTTTTATTCCAAACTATGTTAATTATTTTCATTATATTAGCACTCTAAAGTTTACTTAAATTCTTTAAAGATATATACCTCTTTAACAAAATGTCGTGCTTTTGTTGAAGCGATTATATGGGGATATTATATCTACTCCTCTGGTGGCTTGTAGTTAAATACAAATCCCTCTCCACCACTAGTAACATCAACTCTATCAATTACTATTCCTTTCATTTTTGCAATGTCTTGAAGCAACAATCTACAGATATTCAAATCCCCTGCCTTATATCCCTGACTGTATAAATCTTGCAACATGATCGCATGCTTATCCATTTCATATTCTCTTTCCTCAGAAAATTGCTCTGCAAAGGTTTCTAATGCCTTTTTATAATAGATACTAGCCATTCTTTTTTTAATTCCCCAATGAGCTTCACAATACTCCATTATATCAGTATATCTTACTCCTCTTAAAATTAATTTAACAACCTCAGTAGTTCTTTTGTAACTAACCAATGAAGTAGCCTTTCCTGAGTCTTTTGTTATGTCTAAAGCTGAAGTATTCTTGTTAGAAACTACAGACCTAATCGTTTTTAAATCCTCCTCTTTTTGAAGCAGCTTGGCATCCCTCTTATCAGCCCTTCCTTGATCTCTTTTATTCATTTTACAAAGTTACAATATTTATGTACAATATAACAAAGAATAAATTATAAAGTTTGGAACTAAAATATATATTGTGCAGTTGGTGTAATAAAAGTTGAAAATCCGAAAATCTAGTGTGAATATTTGACTACTCAAATTGGGCTTCAGAATTACGTAAATTCATGATTTTTAATAATTTATTTTTTTGATTTTTGGCCTTGATTCCTGGCCGAATTGCTGCAATTTTTTACTGCTCTAATTATTTTTTTGCTTCTTTTTTTGTTTCTGTTCGTGGTTTACTGCTCAATTTTTGGTGCTGTTCGTGGCCTTGATGAGTGTAAAACAGTTTATGTATAAGTAACACCAGGAGCAACAATAACACCAACACCAGGCCAACACCAGGCCGAACCA